ATGGCCGAGCGATCTCGCCTAAACTACGCAGTATGGTACTCTTGCCTGATCCACTGGTACCAACAATCAATATGATACCATCGCGGGGAAGGTCAGGAATGTCCACAGGTGTTTCTTTATAGTCTGTGATATCATACTTTTTTTTGATTTCGTCCAAGTAACTCATGCGGCCTCAAACACAGTAAAGGTATCGCCAAGCGAATCTGCGCAGGCAATGTTGGCAACAGGAACATCGGGCAATCGCTTGACAGTGGCATCCACGTTGGATTGAGTTAGATCAATTCCATAAATGGTATCCACTGATATATTGTTTTGTAACTTTCTTTTGTGTATGCCTACCAAAAATTGACCGTCGCCACACATGCTGTCTATAAACGTGTTGTTGGGATCAGTAAATGCTGTGGGATCATACTGACCGACTGTGTCCAGCACCTGTTCTACCAAACTTGTGGGAGTAAACACTTCGCCCAGGGCTTTGACACGATCACGATCTTCAGTGATGTCATTGGCCAACTTGACCGGAGCCGACATATCCTGCTGAGTAATGTTCCATTCCACAGGAGTTTCTAATCCAGTAACAATTTGATTGATATCAAACCGTTTGACATTACGCATACCAAAAGCGTGACCACGCAGTTTCATGCGGCGAACATATTCTTTAAATACAGGATTCTTTTCCACAAACAATTTGAGTTTTTCTGCTTCTGCAATGGTAGCAGTTGGTATATAGCAGACAGTTCCGCCATATACTGCTTCGTCGGTCACTGTGTAACTTTTACGACTTTCCATGGTATAAAAAGCAAATTTGGGACCCGAGTCAATGTCGGTATCGGTATAGTCGTATGCAACTTGATCTCGGCCTTTGCCTGGCAATTGTCTAATCACTTTGTTTTTCTTTCCAGCACCAAAGTGTTTGTTCATACCATTGTTACTGCCACTGTAGTAGACAAAATCAAAGCAATCAGCAGGATCGGGACTGTAAATCTTTGCGGCCATACCGCCTAATATCACCGGAGGAGTTGTGCGTGGAGTTTTACTTACACTAAAGAAACAGGTATTGTATGGCCACACATCAAGGTTGTCCATCAAGTGTATAAAGTTCACCTGATAGTTTTTGAAGTGGCCGTTGACCAAATCAGGAATAATACCTTTGAGTGTGATATTGACCAACGTACCATCTATGCCGACACGACGATCAAAGTCATTGCGAGTAGCAGTCTTGTAGAGAGTGGTATTGCCACCTGTGCCAGCCACATTGTTGCCTTCGGCTACATTGAATGCTGGGTTACTGATGGCATAATTAAATTCCATATCTTGTCTTTAGTAAATGATCCCAGTTTTTCAATTCTTCAATAGTAACTTTATATTTGCTATTCCATCTATTAACTGTATCAACTTTCTTTTGATGGGCTTGTTTTGCTTCGGTGTATTTTCGAAGTTTTTCAGGATATTGTTGTGCGGCTTTGGAATTTGGATTTTTAGGTTTGATTGGTTCTTTTTTTGTAAATTCTCCGGGATTACTATCTATACCAAATCCCCATAGTATATTATTCTTTCCATCAAATGAATCTTGGACCAGCTGTCTGACTTCATCGTTAGACATCTTTTTTATTTTACCTTCGGACATTTTTTTTGTTTGACCAGATACCTGGCTTGGGCTACAACGACATACTTGATGATCAAATATCTCTTCGTGTATTTGCTCCTTGGTTAAGAGCCAAAGCCCAAAAAAATCATTTCCACCTTGTTGATCCTGGAGAAATAGGTAAAAGGGAATGTTTTCAAAAAATCGACATTGTCCGCCACCAATTCTGTGTCTGTCATCTTTTTCAGAACATTTAAGCTCAACATTATCTCTACCAAGTACTTTGTTTCCAAAAAACAGATCTCCGTAGTCTTTCCCATCTGGTGATTCCACTCCGGCTTGAGCCCCGGTGTGATAGGCAATGTTACGTTCTCTCCAACGGCTCGTGATTTTAGAATTTGATACTAATCTACTTAGTCTCACAGCATCCTCGATAGGAGCATTATTAAAATCACCAGCACTCATTCTTTTTTCAAGTGTTAGGCTAATAGAGATTTGTTTATCTGCTTCTTCTTGAGTATATCCTGCTTCTTTTAGTCCCGCCATAGTATCCCCTTAATTTCACACTACGAACTACAGTATAACACAAATGAAACCATTTGTCAACCAATGGTTTCCAAGCTGTCCAAATAGCCTTTGAGATTGTTTCCGTGCAGAGTCAGCATCAAGGCCTCCTCTTCTTCGAACACAATGATCTTTTGACGTTTGAGCAAGTAGTACATGCCACGAAACTGTCGTTCCAATTGTAGCAGATTATGATTGGTCAGCTCTTCGGCCAAGGCAAATTCATAACTTTGTAATTTGAGCACAGCCTTGACAAACTGTAGGCCTGCAAGACTGAGACGTAGGCTGGCATCATCTGTGGGATTTTTCCACCAACGCATCTGCATTTCTGTAGTGGTACCGCGAGGTATGTCAGCTTGTTCGACAAAAATTTTTGTCAGCTGACGTTGAGTGTACCGCTTAGGGGAAGACTTTGTCACCTTGCTTCAACAACACCACGCTGAACTTGTCGGTTTTGAACAAGGTGTTGAGTTTCTTACAAAGGTTGATTGCATGGCCTGGATTACTGAATGAATTTTTTTTGTATTTAGGTCCGGGGTATGACACAAGTGAGTTTGAAGTTTTCAAGTTGATGGGTTGATTGTCGTAGAATACCGCCCAGATGCCTTCGCTACTCAGCACCTGTTCACTTTTATAGGTTGTTTTGTTCACATGGTCCAACAACACCGTTGGTTTTGGTCTAGACATTTCAGCTATCCTTGATATACTTTTTATTTATCTCTTTATATACGTACATTATTTAAAACCACCACCGTCCATGCTGATTGTAGTAACAGTAACTCCAGATTCCTGTTGTCGTGTTAGTTCAGCAACTTTGGTCATTAAATCGTAGATTTCGGCGTGTAAACTGCGAGCTTCGTCGGCATTCAATGTCATTAGTTTGCTGTTGCTTTGATTCATTGCCCTTACACGATCGTTGAACAGTTTGATGTGCAAGGTATAATTATTGTCCATTGCGTTCTTTCATGGCCTCGATCATGCGTTCTTGAGTTTTAAAAGGACCTTCATATTCATAACGATTCAGCGTGATAAGTTTTGGGCAATAGGCACGAACCCAGGTGCTTGAAAATTTGATAATGTAATATCCAGCACAGAAGAAACTTTTTGACTTGGCACCTTTGGTATAGATTGGAAGATAGCGTTGCACATCCAATACTTCGTTGCGAGGTTCACTGTTGGTTGGATATCCATACACATCATATACTGTTTGTTTTTCACGTTTGACTTTTTCGGTCTTGGCAAAAACAATGTTGTATTTTTTACTCAACATTTTGATTGATGTAAACTGCTCACGTTGGTCATCATGCACATAAACAAATCCACCTTCTTCGATGGCCATGATATTACCAACCTTGGTACCGGTATAGGCTTCCACAATCCACATCTTGTTCTTTACTACAGTTTTTGCAATCAGTTCTTCATTCATTTTCTTTTGCTCTTTCTGCTCGCCGATGGCGGCATGCTTCTCGTACTGCAACAGGATAGTCAGGGCTGATCTCTGCTATACTGCAATCGTATCGTATTACTCGGCCATGTTCTTGGTTGTCATAGTACATGGTGATGATCAACACCGCCGCCAGTATCACAACAGCCAACACAGCTTCTCTTTTTCTCATCTTTGATTGGACTTGTAAAAAGCATAATTAAGCCAGGCAAGACCAAGATCCCATGCAACTGCAAACCAGTCGCCTTTGCTAAAGTCAGTCAAGGCACACATGGTCAACCAACCGACGATGAACCAGGTGATTTGTGTGTAATTGCGATTGTACCACTGTACTATTTTATACATGTTATTTCTCCGGATAAGGTGCTTCTAAAAAGCGCACATAGCTGTCGGCCATATCGGCCATTTTAACTAAATCGTATTTGCCACAGAACTTTAGGAACTGTGCGCCTACCATTGGGCGATTGAGTGGCTGGCTGTTACCGTCAATGGTGCCTACAATTTTAGCTTTGACTTCTTCGGGCTGTGCAGACAAATCTACCAATTGTACATTGCGCTGATAGTCATCCAACACACGATGTTCTACACCGTTGTGATCAGTCCAGCGTTGCAACATCAAATTATTCCACGCAAAGCCCTTCGCATCTTTGTCGGCAAAGGCTTCTGCAAGTCCAATTTTATTTTTACTTCCCACCTTGCGGACCCCGGGGTACGCCGAAAAGATATTGTCGGTCGGGTCGCCCCGCATACATTTTTCGAAAAGAATCCACTTAGGATCCGGAATGACTTTTGCTTCCTTAGTCTTTTTATCGATGACTGCTTTACCTTTTTTGTCGAAAATACCTTGAATAGTGTGGAGCTCATCTGCAATTCCGTTGTATTGATTTACATTGTCTGCCAACAGCTGATAAAAGTCAGTGTCCGAACTCACAATGGTATGGTGGTCATGACGATGTTTTTGTATCCATCCAGCAATCAAATCGTCTGCTTCTAAATCAGGATGTTGTAATACTGTACAATTGGTCTTGTTGGACAAAAACTCTTTCAAGTTATCAAATGTTTCCCAAAACAATCGATCTTCCTCGGCTTCGGTTTCTGTCAAGGCTGCACGGGCCACAGCACGATTGGCCTTGTACGGTGTATAAAAATCTTTGCGCCAGCTACGGCCTTCCAGGCAAAATATCACATGATCTGCTTTCTGATCACGGAATGCCTTGCTCACACTACTCAGCGTAACATGTATGGCAAAACCCAGTTTGTCCCAGGTATCGCTTTGACGGTGAGCGGCGTGACGAGCACGGAAGAATGTGTTTGCGGTGTCAACAAGTAGATATCTCATACAGTTATAATAGCATATAATGATTAATGTGTCAATACCTTTTGGACATAATTTTGGTACAAGAATTCAGCCCAAGCACAATGGGCATCAGCACCAAAATGATAGCTGGTTGGTGCAACTGTTTTGAATCCGGCCTTTTCTAACCAGTAGTAATAGGCCATGCTTTGATCGTACGGACCCACATAACTGTTGGCCCAATCGTGACAATCGACCCGTCCGGGTGATGGCACATTATGAGTGGTTATGTGACCTCGTTTGATCGCACCAAAATCGCTGTAGCAATTGAAAAATACATGTGGTATTTTACGTGCTTCAAGGTCTTGATGCAGTTGAAAAATACGATCGTGCCAGACAAGCATTTTGGCTTCTTTGGTAATGGAGTCTTGGTCAATCACATATTGTTTATAGCGATCGGCCAATTCAGCAGGTACGCTGTCACAACCACTGGCAGTGACTTGATAGTAGGTGCCATTGTGCAACCACTCTTCACGTTCCCAGGTACTCCACCCAATGATCACCAAGTCGGGTCGATTGTCTTTGAGATAATCGTTGGTGGTTCGCATGATACGTTCGTTACTGCTGGCCGATTCGGCATCACAATGCAACACGGCCAACAACTTGTTGGCTATTTCGCACCCGTAACTGGCACGTTCGTTGTCTGGATGTGGCCGCCGACCCAATGCCCAATACAGCGGATCATCCTCGGCAAATGCGTATCTGTTTACTGCTTCTGCACCGGCACTATTGCTATCGCCGTTAACATATACAATCATGAAACTGAAGTTTTTCCGTTTCCAAGATCCTCTCGTTCAACATTGCGTGGACGTGCATCCATGGGTTGATTGGCTTCCCATTGTTCAAAATTTTCTGCTAACACATTCTTACACACGTCGGCAAACCAACGATCTACAATTACTGATTCGGATTCTCCGGCCTTGTATTGATAGCCAGCACGTACCAGATTGGTAATAAACTTGTCGTTCCAGTCCAATTCAAATGCACCGTTGCCGATATTTTCTGGATCCAATTCCACACTCAGTATAGCAATATACGGTTCGCCTTGTTCGTCGGCTATTTCTTTGGCAGATTTTTTTACTGCTTTGGGTTTGGGAGCAGGCTTAGGCTCGTCCTTAACTTCAGGTTTGCGTTTAAATCTATCAAGTATTCCCATCTTCGTTCTCCTTAACTTCTATCCATGTATAATCGCCCAGCCATTTGACCTGGCAAATATATTCGTATCCTTCAGGCACACCAGTGGCCCAATCTGCAGGTCCGTTGTGTGTCAATCTTGTTTGTTGTTTGTTGTGTTCGTAAACCAGCCAGTAGGTTTGGCCGTGATAGACTTGGAACTCGTATTTAGCGGCGTGTACCATGTCGGTAATATCTAATCTACGTTTTAGTTCTGCGGCTTGACGCTGTAGAACTTCTACTAATTCTGTGATACGATTGTATTCTTGTTGAGCATACATACGGGCCACATTGACCATGATGTCTTTTTGTCGCTCAACGGGAATAAGATCAAACTTGGGCCCTCCGGCTTCGGTCGGGTAAGGACTGACATTGCGATTAAAAAATGCAACAAGAGTATTACCAACGGTAATATCAAAACTTTCACGGCCGTCAGCGACATTAGATTTTTTGTCTGTCATTTGATCCAATGTTGTACCAGTACCATCAAGCTCAACCAGGCCCACATGGTATTAAAACCTACCAGGGTTGGTAGAGCTTTTTTACGACTGGCCCAGATAAGTGTCACGCTGGTTGCCAGTGTAAGATAATACAATTCCCAGATCTGTATACCAAAGATCAGGCCCGGGATAATGATAATGGCCTTGGCCAACCAGGATACAAACTCTACAGTATTATAACTGGTCCAGTACTCGCGTGTGAACCACATGGCATAACAGTCACGCATGTTACGCCAGCCCGAGTGGCTATAGCTGATTATCATCAGCACCAACCACACACCTACTGCTACTAAGATTTGAGCTGTGGTCATTGTTTTAATTTCCAAATAATATGTTCTGTGGTATTGTGCCAGCGATCTTCAAACACAGATTCGCCTGGGCCGGTCCACACAGCACGACCTTGATACGCAAAATCTAACCACATCCATCGATTAGATAATTCACACTTCCTAGGCCACCATAAAAATTTTAATCGCCATGCGGCTCTGTTGTAAAATGGATCGTAAGTTTCATCCATGCCGGTGTATAGTCCTTGTGGGAACATTACTTGCCCCAGCCGTTGCCCCATAAGTCTACATGTAGGCGTGGACTATAATTAAACCCGTGTGTACAGCAAATGTTGGCAATGTTTACTTTGTTTGATTCGTATGGATCAACTACAC